CAAATATTGTCATACCTTGTGGAAAAACTTCAGTATTTGCTACATCATCACCACCACCACCAGTATTTCCTATATAAGCAGAAGTAGCTGGTGTTAATACTGAAAACTTTGTGTCTTCTAGAAATTGAAATGCTACAATCTTTAAACTACTATTAGCCGTTGTACTACTTTCATAATGAGCTCCTAAATGACCAACGGTTTCAGTTACATTTAAGGCTCCAGTTTTATTTACTTGTAATACAGAATAATCACCATCAGTACCCGAAAGAGCTTCTAAAACATCATTTCTAACAGCGAGAGCCATAACTCCAGTATCTAAATTAGCGTGAGGGTCATCTTCTCTTTTACCTAAGTTTGTAGCTCCATAACCCGGTACAATACTTGTTACATCTACATCTCCAATATCTACACCACTATTAGCTGCTAACTTACCGATAGCCGCACTACCAGCTGGTAAAGAAGCGACCACATCAACTTGCATTTCACTACCACTAATAGCATTGTCTAATATTTGAACAGCAGTTTTTATCGCATCAGTATCAGAATCAATAGTCCCTAATAAAACTTGATTTGCGTTATTGGTAGTTTCAATTTCACCTAGTTTAGTTAATGCGTTATCTTGGACTGCATCTAAAGTATCTATCTTTGAATTAGTAGATGTTATTAAAGTTTCAATTCCATCTACGTGACCTTTAATAGCATTTGTATCTTCATCTATCGTTATAAGTAAAGCTTCGTTTGCAGCGTGGTCTACATTAGCTGCTGTTAATAATGTTTCCATAGCTGCTAAATCAACTACCATCGCATCTAATACTGCGTTATCAGTAGCTGATAAATCAACAATTAAATTACCATTTGCATTAACCTGTAATGGCCCAGTATCTCCGTCTGTTATAGTTTGAGGAGTTGACTGATATAAACCACCTACTAATGTATGCTTAGATGTACTATCTGTCCAATCTGCGTCATCTACATAAATAGAATCATTAGCTCCACCAGAAGATATTTCTACATATAAAGCACCTGATGCGTTCATTTGAAATGGTACATAATCTCCGCTTTCGTCTCCTAATGTACCTAATGTGTCATTTCGTACACCTAATATAAAATTACCCGTATCAGTACTTGTATGCCCAGAATCTTCAGCATACTCCGCACCAGCTACAATATCTACTTGTATACTATCGTTAGAAGTATTTAATACCTTATTAAGAACTTCATCTGCTGAGTATCCTCTTAAATCACTAGCCATAATTAACCTCTATATACTATTGCTGTGTCACCAGAACCTATTGTTACTGCTGACCATCTACCATAAATTGTGCATCCTTCTGGGATTTCTAAAGCTGATAAACTATCACCTAAATCTGTATCAACTGATGTTGCAGCTACTGTGCCACTTGCAGAATTTCCTGAAATTACTTCACTCCCTACTAACATTGTAATAGCGATATAAGTATCTGCGTTAATAGTAGCATTAGTTACTACATCCCATCCTGCTTGACCTAGTTGAACATTAATCCCCTCAGATGCTGTGTATGCATTCAATCCTTTACCCATAATTATCTCCTAATTTTTATCATTAAATTTACTACTGTGCAATTAAATATTCAATAGTAGATGTTCCACTTGCTGTTTTAACATAAACCTCGTTTATTTTTAAATTTGTACTATATCCTCTAAACATTGTACTTGCTCCTGATGAAAGTTTTAATGGATAAGTAGAGTTCGCATCTAATGAAATTATTACTGCAGTGCTTCCTGTATTCTTTAAATAACAAAACTGTAAATCACTTGAATCACTTGATAATTGAATAGCTGTAGTAGTGATACCAGCATCACCATCCCATCGGTCATAGGTATCTTCCCATCTATTTCCAGTAACATCAGTAGCATCAGAAAGGTCTGCCCATGTAATATAAGGAGCAAACATCGAAGACCACCCATCTCCCCACTGTGCGCTAGTAATATCTGTCATCTTACTAGAACCACCCAGTCTACCAACACTACTAATTACATTCTTATTGTAAGCAGCCTTAGTAAGATTCTTTTCCTCTAAAGAACCAGGGACTGCTGCATATGATGTCCTTGCAGTAGGCAATACACTTGTCTTCATTATTACTCTTCTATCAGTAGCCATTATGTACCACTTAAATATTCTATTGTTGATGTACCATCTGTGTCAATAACAATTGCTGAGTTATTTGGATTGCCCTCATCATAATTAATTTCAGAAGCAAACGATTCACCTGCGGATAGTCTAATAAGGTCACTAGTACCATTATCAAGTGATATTTTTACATCGTCACCACTAATACATTTAACATAAATAAAATCTTTTGCAGTTAATGTTGTTTCAGCCGATGTAATTGTCTTAGGGGATACATGGACTAAAGAGCCTCCTGACATAGCAACATTTGCACTACCAGACAACTTAGTACCTACATCACTATCTTGGAACCATCTTACACTTGTAGATTCAAGTTCCTGTGGTGAACAACCGTTTGAATATTTTATTTTCTCGTTAGCCATTACCTTAACGAAAACGGTCCACTTGGGAAAGTAATTGATATTTTACGTTTATTACTTTCATTATCACCAACCTTCTTCCAAAATTCTCTCATATAATATTCTTTTCTTTCGAGCTCTCCCTTTGAATCAGATAACTGAGCTTTAATATAATCAACAACAGCTAAACTTAACATTCTATTTAAATTTACATGGTTAGTCTCATCTGGTGTAGTATCTTCATCAGGTATCTGATATATTGTAATACTTTGACTAGCTGTTTCAGCAGTAAAACTACCAGTTGCAACTGTCAATGTTGCTGCAATAGCCCCTGTTAATAAATAATCACCATCATTACTTGCAGAACCTATTATCCTTATTTTATCACCTGAAGCAAACCCAGCTGTAACAAAACCACTTCCTGTATCAGTTATTGTATCAGCACTACTACCACCATCTACAAATTCTAAACCAGTACCGCTTATAGTTGAAGTTAAACTTTCCCATGCTTCATCTACAAATGGTTCTATTAATGCAGTATACTCTACTCTTAATCCATTTGTAATATCTTCATCTGGATATATTAACTGTTTACCATAATATTCATCAGGAAGAGATATTCTAATACCAGCTAATGTATCAGTAGCATTACTCTCTACATACTGCCATAAGTGTATATCTCTACCTACTAGTTGATAAAACCACGTTTTATGTGTATCGTAACTCATTATTCTGGGTCTGTATCCTCACTAACAACTGGACTATGAGTCAATCTCCTAATCCTTTTGTATTTTGAATCTGTTGTATCTTTAATAGATATTGACTTTAATGCTATCATATCAGCTGGCAATGGGTATTCACGAATACCATCTATTATATTGCTTTTTTCTGACTTAGTATGCTCTTTAACATTAGATTGAATTAAGTGGAATGCATCTTTCATCCACGCTATCGCTAACGTAGTTTCTTTCATACCTGCTCGTTCCATTATTTCTAATACTGTCATTATGCTTGTGCACTAGCAGGCTGACGTGCCATAGTAGCCGCTATTATTTTTGAATTATTTTGTATATAAGTAGTTACTTCTAACTTAGCCCACTGATAATACTTATCAGCTTCTTTAGAAAGAGCCTGTTGTTTTTGTATCTTATTCTGATATTCAGATGTTTCTGCCTGAACTTCAGATGTATACTGTTGAAGCTCTGATTGATACTTAGCTACTAAATCATCATTATTTGCAATAGTGGCTTGAGTATCTTGCATATCTTTTTGCAACCTTGATGTATAATTTTGTACATACTGATTAACCTGAGTAGCGTAATGAGACGCCTCTGCTTGGTACTGTGAAATTTTTCTCCCATTATCAGCTACTATAGCTTGCATATCATTAATACCATTCTGAAGTAGTCTTTGCTGGCTTCTATTCTCATTATCTATATTTAACTGTAACTCTCCTTGAGCTTTAGCAATATTTACTTGATTTGCTACTTGTATCTCTTGTACTGCTTCTTGCATATTTGCCTGAAATGAAACATTCTCTTTATTAAACTCATTTACTTCACTTTGAATATCGGCTTGATATTGAGATAATCTATCAGATTCAGTTTTTTGCCATGCTTGAAAAGCCGTATTTACTTCTAATTGATACTTAGCTAACTTTTGTCCATATTCTTGCACTTCATCATTCACTTGAGCTTGATACTTTTGAAGTTCTAGTGTAGTATCTTGTATTAAAGCTTCCATAGTTTGAGTGGCTGATTGTGTATTCTTGGCTGCAAGATGTTGTTGAGCTTGAATTTGAGCTTGAACACTAGCTTGATATTTAGAATTTTCTTTATTAAACTCATTTAATTCATTTTGAACATCAGATTGGTATTCTTGCATCTCAAGATTTAATCTTCCTAATTGAACCTGAGCTAATTCTGAATCCTCTTCCGTTTCTAAAAATGTTTCAAATTGCGTAATATCAAATGTTTGAGTTGGTTTTGTATAAGTTGGAGCATTTGTAGCTATATCAGCTGCAGCTGTAGTTGTTATACCTGAGGAAACTATTGATATAGAAGGAGCTGATACACTAATAGATAAAACACCTGGGTCAGCATCTCCAAATGGGTTTAAATCCTCCGTACCACTGAAAAAATCTTCAAATGATACAGGAGTAGTAAGTGTTGGTTTGGTATAAGCTGGAGCTGTACTAGACCCATATACTCCACCGGCTACAACTATTGCAGTTGAATAAGTTGGAAGAGATGCATCTATATCACTATCTAAACTAGTAAATGTAACAGATGTCAGAGACATTGCAGTTGGTGATGTAGCTGAAATACTTAGAGCATTTGATTGAGTAAAACTAACAGTTGCTAATGACGGTACATCAGGAGGAACTGCAGCTATTGATACTGTAGGTAATTCAGCAGTAGAAAGCTTTGAAAGCTCACTTGAACATGCATGATATATAACTGCATTTCTTAAATCACAATCATCATCTATCTTAGTATAATCTACATATAAAACCCTTGCAGTTGCAGAATCAGTTGGAACAGGTTTAACTATAACTATTGTACCTTTGTCAGTAACTGCATTATCAAGATAATACTTTGGATATGTATTTGTTGCTAAATACAAACTTGAAGAATTTGCTATAAACCCTTTCATACTATATGGAACTTCAGTCGCACTAAATCCATTTCTGGATACATCTAATATGCTATCAGTCGCAGTAGGCATAACTATATTAACCCCTTGTGAAGTATTTCCACCATGACTAGCTGCAGTTGTAAGAGTAGCTGCCCATTTTAATAAACTTTTAGGAACACTTGCTACTACAAACTTCTGTGCAGATACAATGAAATCATCAGAAGCTGCATGAGCCGTTACTCCTGTAATTGATACTATTTCAGTAGATATATTTGTTGTTGCCATAAATCTTTATTTTTAAAGGAAGACCCTCTCCCGGAAGAAAGGAAGCAAAAAACCAAGAGAGGGTTAATCTTCCAATTTAATCGTAATTTTTTATTACGATATAGTCATGTGGTCATTATCATGTTCCATTCCAGAAACATAAAAGTTACTTCCATCACATATTAACTCTGCCCAATCTCCTGCCGCATTACCAGAAGCCCATACGAGCTCGTCTACTCCTGTTTCGGATGATTCACCCGCAGAACTATCTGCGGAAACAATCATGCCAATCAAAGTATCTTCAGCGGAATTTGGGATTACCTTAACAGTACCACTACCAGTATCTGAACAGATAAACCTAGCAGTCCAACCAGCTCCTGCCTGAGCAGCAGTTGGAAGGGTTATGCTAAAAGTTCCATCTAAGTCAAGTGTAAACACTTTTCCAGAATCGCTAGGGTCTAGTGTCTTAGCTGCTGAGATATTCTCAACAACTGTTCCACCATAACTAGCTCTTGAACCTAATTTAGCCATTTTCTACCTCCTATCCGCTGAATGGTGTTGCGCCTGTAGCATTAGTGCCTAAGACGTTACCATATACAACCCATCCAACACCTACTACAGAACGAAGATTAACTTCTGAGCCTAAAAGACCACCAGTAGTTGTCGCGTTCATAGTAATAATATTGTTAGATGTGCCATTAGCGGCAAAACCATCATCAGCATCAACTGAATGTACAGCTAGTGTTCCTTGGTAATAATTACCAGCGGAATCGGCTGAAGTGATAGTAATACTACCACCAGCGTCATTAGCCATAATGAACTTATATTCAACACCAGATTGAGTGATTGTAGGAAGTACTATTGCACAAGCATCAGAATCGGCAATGTGAATAACTCCTCCATCAGCTTCTGTTAGAGTAACACCAGCGGTTATTTTCATATAACCTCCCTGGTAGTCAGCTAATCCGTCTAAGACTTCACCAGCCTTTTGTTGTCCATACATTACATGAGCCATAAATTACCTCCTTATGTCCAGTAAGCATGGGCTTCAGGCATCTGAAACTCCATACCAGCTTCTGTTTGAATTAAGTCAACCCTACGGTCAACACCACTATTTTCTAAGGTTTGAACACCAACATAGATTGCTGTATCACGATTAAGTCCATTACCGACCAATGGTCTGTAACAAACATGCTTCATGTTAACAGCTAGAATCTTAATAGGTGAACCATCTAGGTGAATATTACGAGTAACGTTCATATCTCCAAAAGGAGTACTAATCGTTGTAATATCAGCCCCAAATACCTTCTTTTTGCCCATCAATGCCATATCAGCACGGAAGTTAGGTGAAACCTCAAGATTATTTGAGAAGTAACCACTTAGTTTATGCAACCAATTATATGTCTGCGTATCCACGAAGAACAATGTTGCGTTAGCATTATTGTAACGTGGGTCTAAGAAGTTGCTCAAATCATCCAAGAAATCATCTTGTGTTTTTGACGCATGAGTCAAACTAAACACATTTCCGTAACTTGAAACGAAATCAACAGCGCCTTGTGTATACCATTCATTACCTGAATCGTATTGTGAACCAAACAGGATAGCTTGTTCGATATCCCATTTATGTTCGATTAGCTTTTCACGCCAGATACGAGCCCATTCATTCGGTTCATACTTTAGCACGGTAGCACGAGTCGTGTTATCCATTGCCATAGCTGTTTTGAAAATCTGGGTACGCCCATATGCTGTCGAGAAAGGCTGGTCTTTCCATGTTTCAGGATAACCAGAACCTTGTGAGTGAGAATTACCAACTACATATACTCTAGACTGCTCTAGACCATTGGAAGAAGTTGAACCAGCAATAGATGTGCTATAAGTACTATCACCAACCGGTGTATTTACACCAAGTGGGCCTGCATAGTAATCATCACCAGCATCTTTTGTTTTTACAACTGTTCCTCTGATAACAGCAGCTTCACCATGTGTGTGAGCTGTAGGAGGACTTGTACTCTCATCTTGCAAAGTAACTGTGTCAACCTTTACAATAGCATATGACTTTACAGCACCGGCAGCAGAATCAGAAAAATTAATTTTCAACATCTGGCCAGGCATGTACCACTGAGGTTGCGTACCATCAGCACCAATTACGATTTCTTGACCACTTTGACCATAAACATTCTGACGATTGCCAGATTTTGTATAGTCTGTAGCTAGTTTAACGTAAACGGTATTTGCTGCTGTCTCATACTTATCGTATTGAGTCGTAGCATTAGTAGATTGATTTTCTACCCATGTAGAATTATCATTACTAAAAGCAGTAGCATATGCATATCGTTTATGGAAAGAGGGTCTTCGTTCTGTGAACTTAAACTCCGGGTCGTCGGTTGACTTTTTCGCAAGTTTAGATACGAAACGGAAGAAAGGGTCTTGTGCTATTGCTAGCTCAGATACCCTACTACCAAAATCGTACCGTCTGCGAAGAACACCAGTATCTAGTGAAGTCCCTAATCGGGACCCAGCACTACCACCAGCGACATCAGCAACGGCGTCGAGTGTAAATAAATCAGCCATTTTACCTTATCTCCTATTTAACATTAAACGTTTGCTAAATAGTCAAAAAAATCAACTATTAGCCAAACGCATTATCCAGTTTTTGGTCAATACCGAGTAAGGCATCAAATACTTGGTCGTCTTGAGATGTTTCAACTTCTACACTACCTGCTGTTGCTAATGAACGTGGTTGCTCTTGGACTTTTTTCATCTGAGTAGCAACTTGCTGTCTTGCGTTATCAGCAATATTAGATTCACGTTCTTTTCTCTTCATGAGATAATATATATCATCCAATTCTAGAGATTTATTTTTAGCGAAATTGACAAAAGTAGACCATTCGTCTTCAGTCATGTCAGACTTTTGCCTAAATGCAGTCTCTCGTGCGAGTCTTTGGTTTTCTGTCTTCTGTTTTCCTAACTCATTGTTAAGTCGTCTTTGGACAATACCATCAACAGTAGCCCCAAATACTTTCGCTGAATCCGACTTAGGGTCGGTAAAAGCGTCATCTGGGTCAAATGAAAAATCTTCAGGAAGCTCCATATTTTGAGCCATACTTTCTGGTGCTTGACCACCACCCTCAAAATAATTTCTCACATGAGTAATCAAATTAGGGTCTTCTCTCATTGCATCGAGTATTGGCATATATGGTTCAAGTTCATTTAGCTTGCCATTAAGACGTTTAGCTTCACGGCTTGAATCACTATACCTTTTTTGCAAAGCATCTTCGCCTTGCTCTTGAACTCCGCTAGGGCTCGCCGGCGTATTATCGCCTAAATCTTGCGAGGTTGACTGCGAATATTCGCTATCTATTATCCCTGAGTTGACACTTGTATCCAAAGATTCAAAGAAATCTCCAGATTCAATATCATCAAGGGCTTGGTAATCACTTTCGGGGGCTCCTTCCAGAGCGTTGCCTACTTGTTCTTGTGCCATATTTTATCCTTTTATTGGTTTCGTTAAGTTAATGCAAAAACAAATATAAAAACAACTAGTTTTTTATACCTACGCATGATTTAATTTTACTACTCCAAACGTAGCCACTTTTGCATTTTCTGTTACCACCTTTTTCAGTGTGGTCTTTATTATGCTGAGCCTTACTAACAAGTCTAAGATTAGACCTACTATTGTTCTTTTTATTACCATCTGAATGGTGAACAACTTGACCAGACTTAGCATTAGTTTTATTTCTATAGTGTGTTTGACTACTTCCATCTTTCCATCTACCATTCTTATTACCGCCTCTAGCCATCTTAGGATAGCTTTTTTTAGTCCAAGCCACTATTCAGCTTCTACTTCTTCTGATTCTTGAGCTGGTTGAGATTTAACCATTTCTTGCATATCTTTTCTCATCCTATCAAACTCAGCTTTCATCATACCTCTTAGAAGTTTTTGTTGAGCTTCTGTCTCTAATACATCTTTTCTAACTTCATTAGCAGCATCTCCGACTTTCATCTTAATACCGGCTTGTACGAGTTGACGCTCTAATGTTTCAATAGTTCCATCTTTGTCTTTGATTGCTTCTTCCATTGACGAAACTTGACCTTGAAGCTGTGAGTACATTGATTTTCTTTCAATAATTTGTTTCTTATTCCTAATATCAGTTTCACCAATCATCGCAATATCATCAATCAATCCAGATTGAAACCATCTGAAATACTCTTCTAATAATGCCCATCTATTAATTGGCATTGTAGCCCCAGCTATAATTCTTATATCAAATCTTGCAGATGCATAATCTTTATATACTGAGATAGCTTTACCATAATCATTATAAATAGGAATATTAATTCTTACATCTTTTTCTTCATCAGGTTGTTGTCCAGCCTCAGGTTGTACTATTCTAAATACTTTCTCTACTGAATAATGATTTTGAGCCATCATTTGAAAGCATCTACCTAAATGTTCTAACGCTGGTTCGACAACACTACCCATCCAAGCTTTTAATCTACGAGTACCAAATTCATCGTTAGCAAGTAATCCTCTATATGTCTCTGATTGTTCTTGCGTAAAACCCATCATAGCTGAAGGGACACCAGCTATATATTCAGCATCTCCCTTACCTTCTTGAGTAATCGTATAGAAAGCATTATTGATAGGAGCTGGCATTACTGGGCTAGGAGGGGCAAATCCTTGTCTATACTTTAACAGAGCTCCAGGAGAAGACGAATACTGTTCCCATTCTTCCTCAGGGACAGAACCTTCTTCATACATCCATCTAAGATTAGAAGCTAAGTTTGCATTATGTAGCATAATCTGATGAGCCTTGTTAATTTCCTGTTGTTTACCAATTAAAGGAGATACAGCACTCATAGCATATGGTGTTCCTGTATACATATAAGGAATTGGTACTATTGGATATTCTGAAACAGGAAGAACTCTATCGTATAAAAATACATCATCACCAACAGTACAAGTTAAGTGAACTCTATTCTCATAAAATTTTATAGCCTCAACTATTTGGTCTTTCATATCGCCACCTTTTTCAATAACTTGGTAGCTTTCTTCTGTCATAATTTGTTGGTCAATAATCGTAGCTGAATCTTGAGCTTCTGAAAGTAACTGTACTTTCTTTTCTTCTATAGCCTGCTCAGTCATTTTTGCAGCTCTATCTATTTCAATTTCAGCTCTCTCTGGTATTATTTCTCCAGCTTCTAAAGATTGTTGGATACTTAAACTTTTTTCTTTTAATTGAACTTGAACTTCTTGTTGAAATTCAGCCATCTGTTCGTCAACATTCTCTCTTATCTGTTGCATCTCAATAGGAGATGGGAGAACTTTTATAAATACATTTCTATAAGCATGTTTCTTTTTAGAATATGTTTCGTAGTATGGTATAATATCATCATCTTCACCTTCGATAGTTATACCCATTGTAATATCTTCAGGTTGGATAGATTGCATATCTGTTGAAGGTCTTTGTGAATAATTTATACTACCAGAGTTACCTGAAACTTTTCTCATCTTATTAGCGAACTCAGGAAATAAATTCATTAACTGAGTTTTAGATACATTCTTCCTTACTGAAATAAAATTAGCATCTCTAAATAAAAAATCTCTACTAGCAGGGTCTACATATACATCATAAGGGTCAATCTTTTTAAATTGAACCTCACCCATTCCTCTATCAGCATCTCTATCAACATCAACCATGAAATAACCAATACCTTTAGTAAGACTATCAAGCACAACCTGGCTATATATTGATTTACCATTTGAATAGTACCAACAATAATCTGCAATATCAGAGTGTACTTGAGCGGCGTCTACATCATCTCCAGTAGCCCCTACAGCTTTCCATCTAGGGTTATTAGCTGTAACAAAATACTTCATAATTTCTATAATAGGAGTTACCCTATTAATAGTAAATGTTGGCATTCCAGCTTCATTAAGAGAATCAGTCTCTTCTTTAGTAAGCTGTTCGTTTAAATAAAAGTCATATCCTTTCTGACTTAATACCTGCCACCTTTGTCTATGAGATGAATTTGCTTTATCCCAAAGTTGTTTATTCGTTTCAGCTCTCTTTTTATTTGTCATTCTAGCCATTGATTTACCTTAAATACTTTTTAACTGATTCAACAAAATGTTCTGGGTCTCCAGCTCCGCCTTCTGTATTGTAATATTTTTTCCAATAATCAGCTTGACCTTCTATTGTATTTGGCATCCGCTTAGGAACTCTCCAATACTTTATTCTACAATGAATAATACCAGCCGCTATATTCTTTTCTAATATCTCAGCCCAAACCCGTTCATCATAATTCTGCCAATGTTTTAAATCAACAAGACTAGCCTCTGCACATTTTTGCATAAGACTACTTCTATGAACTAAATAGTGAGCTAGATTATCAACAGCGGAAGCGGGTTCTACCTGCCAAAACGAGCGAGCAGGCCCGTCTCCCATTTGTCTAATATATTCATATCGGCTTTCTACAATTCCAGTTGCCAAAACCAATTCAACAGCCTCAGGACTTGAATACTTATCTCCTAATATTGAACAAGTACTCTCGATTAGAGATTTCATTTGATTAATACTAATCATTAATTACCATATTCAGCTGAACCTTTAGTTCCACCTCTTACTATAGGTTTTTTAGCTTTCTCAGCTTTCTTTGGGCCTGCTTTTGCACAACTATAACTTCTTCCATCCCAACTAAAACCCTTAGCTCCATTAGCACATCCAGACTTAAACGCTGAACGAAAACTACCAGCAGCTTTTGATTTTTTTCCGTACTTTGCATAAGCTCCACCTTTTGTAATAAGTACTTCTTTTGCACCTTTACGGATTTTTTGTTTTTTACCAAGAGCTTTTTTATGTTCAGCTCCAATTTTGTATGCTGCTTTAGATTTCATATCAGGTCTTTGAGTTGTAACTTTTCCACCTGTTTTTAAAACTTTTTCAACTTTTTTCATTGTCTTCCTACGACGGCCTCTCGCTCTGCCAGCCTTAGTCAACTTTTCACCTAAAACCCACTTGTCTTGTTTTTTGCGTTTTTCTCTACGTTTTGATAACACGCTCATTTTATTTCTCCTATTATTATTATGCTACTATCCAATTCTTCGCCTTCTTTTTAGGTTTATACCACGACAAATCTCTTTTGCTCTTCTTTAAATCAGGAGGAAAAGAGTGCATTTGTGCGTAGTAAAGAGTCTCTATGGTATCATCGTGAGCCATTCTAGGTCCAAATGTAACGATTTCATTGATTAAATCAAACATATTTTCTCTTAAATGTACCGTTCCTGTACTAAATCTACCCGAAAGACCACTGTATATCCGATTTATCTTCTGCCTACCACCTGGTTTCTCAGGTATTACAGCGATATTGAACTTATTTAGACGCCTTCTTTCTGAATTTAGTGCTTGAAAAACACTTCTATTCATAGCAACGTCTTCTACTGTACTTGATACACAATGATATTTCTGGTGCA